AAAAAACAAGAGAAGATATAATGCAAAGTTACCGATCTATGACAAAAGACGGAGGAGCTATGGCATTATCAGGACAGATAAAAGTAGATACTCTCGCATTATCTCCAAGAGACATAGAATTTCAAGCTCTGCGAACACTGGCTAGAGAGAATATATCTGCAGTATGTGGAGTACCCTCTACTGTACTAGGACTACCTGATGCAAATTATGCGACTGCTAGGCAGTCATCTATTACTTACTGGCAGATACAAAAACAGAGATCAAAAAAGATCGAGTTTCTATTAAATAAGATCGCTAGATTATTCTCTCCTGATCTTTGGTGTATGATCGATTTTTCCGATGTAGACGCCTTGCAAGATATGCGATCTGCACAGTTACAGAGAGTGCAATATCATATCCTTAATGGTATGTCTCCAGCCGATGCCTACAATTATGAAGGACTAGATAACTCCCCATTTTTGGAGCAGGTAGCAGTAGCAGATACTACTACGCAATCTATAGATCCTACAGATATGATAGCTAGATCTATAGAGCAATTGTGCAAAACAGAAGAAGATACAGAGGATACTCTAGACTATGATGATATAGATCTACTCGAGTTAGAGATAAACTACAATGTAGATCAAAAAAAAAATATTATAATTCATAGAGGATCTGTAGGAGATAATAACCCTACAAATTTCCCTGAAGATGGAGACGATAAAGAGGTAGCTCTGCGAAATTCAAACTATGAGAGATTTCCATATCAGGAGGCTCTATCGCTTAAAGAGCAGTATCCCGAGATATGGAAAAGAGCAGGGAATATACTAGGGAATCTTCAGTTTTCAAGATTATTACCCATAGCAGAAAGATCCTCTAGTATAGCCCAAACCGATACAGAAGAGTTAGCGATCCGTCTACGAGAGGCATGGGGAGCTAGGCATTTCGAAGATTATAGGCTCAATGGGGTAGTAGCCCAAATAAAATGGCTAGTAGTCGGATCTCGTGGATTATCACATATGAGAAAGGTTATCTCGGATGAGAAGAGGAGATTAGATGCAAAAAAAAGATCGTTCAGATCGCAGGAGCAAAAAGATCTCTACTGGCATCAATGGAATGTTAAAGCTCTAGAACCATCGCAGAACGCATTAAATACTGCTAGTACTAACTATCTGCTATCTGCCTCTACTAGATATGCTCTTCGATCTTCTACTCTCATAAATGCTATACAAAATAAATCATACGAAGAGAAAAATATAAACTACTCCCAGCTACTAGGGAGAGCTATAGAGATTAAGGCTATAAAAGATAGTATCGGTAGAGTATGGAGCAGTATATGGACTCTTACTGGAAACGATAACCTGACAGAACTTTATACACTTACAGGAAAAACTAGACCTCTCGATCTAGATTTCGGACTACGATCCCTCTCCGATCCTATGATCTCGAAGATGGCTACAGAGATAGTAGATACTACAGAGAGAGAGGTAAAAGAAATAGTTAGGACTGGTATAGAGCAGGGTCTATCTAATGAGCAGATAGCCAAAAATATAAAAAGTGCTACATCTTTCTCGGATGCTCGATCTATGATGATAGCGCAAACAGAGGCAACTAGATCTATAAATGAATCTACTGTACAATCTTATCAGCTCTTCGAAAAAACGGAAAATGTGCAAGTTATGAAAGAATGGATCTCTAGTAGAGATGGAAAAGTAAGAGACGAGCATAGAGAGCTAGATCTAGATGCTCCGATACCAGTAACTCAAGATTTTGAGGTTAATGGGTATCGAGGATCTGCTCCCTCAAATTTTGGAGTACCTGCAATGGATATCAATTGCAGATGTACCATAGCTCCAGTAATAAAGGATTAAGAAATTATGCAAATATATATTATTGTATCTATAGCCTCTCTCATAGTAGGAGCAGGATCTACATATCTCATAACACACAAAGATCCTCCAGCTCCTCCGATTATTATTGCCCCTACAGAAGATGTAGCAAAAGAGCAACAAGAAATAATTAAACAACTCACAGATACAGATTTATTAGTTATTCCTTGCTCAAAAGAATACATAGAAAGTAACGATAATTTACTCTGTAGGGAAATGTTTTGTAGGATGATGAGTAGAGGGATCGATAGTAAAACCTCTGGGCAAGAATGCGAGGAGATCAGTAATATAGCGAACTCCCAGTATATGATAGAACATTGTGAGAAGATTACTGATAGTAAAGATGATTGTTATAAGATATATACTAGCCGTAAATAGTATAGACAATGGATCAAAATAGTGTAATAATCTATATGCATAGGAGATAATATATGGAATACAAAAATCTTACAGTTAGAGAGATAGCAGATAATAAAGTTACGTTTATCGCATCTACTGCTACTATAGATAGATATGGCGATGTGATTAATCAAGATGGATGGGATCTATCTGCATATTCCAGAAATCCAGTAGTGCTATATAATCATAATGCAAACTCTCTGCCTATCGGTAAAGGTACTGTATATCTTAAAGATGGGCAACTTATGATCGATGTAAATTTTGATCAGAACGATCCTGATGCACAGAAGATAGAGAGTAAAGTAAAAAACGGGTATATCTCTGCAGTATCTGTAGGGTTTCAGCCTCTAGAGGCAAAATCTAGAGCAGATCTCCCAAAAGATCATTATGCTTATGGTACTAGAGGACAATTTTTTAATAAACAAGAGTTACTAGAGGTATCTGTAGTAACCATTCCTGCAAATAACATGGCAACTTTGAGCAAAAATATGGAAACTAGAATTGGATTAAAAAACATTATTAGATCTATGATCGTAGAAGAGATTAAGCATATTTTATCTGTAGAAGAGCTAGATAACGGAGATTATGTAGTTACTTTTGCAGGAAAACATGAGGATATGCCTGCAGAGGAGACTCCTATAGAGCCTCCCCCAGCAGAAGAGCCTCCAGCAGATCAGCAAGAATCTATAGACGAGAATAAAAACTTTCTATCAGATATACTATCTAACCTTAAACAATACACCAAATAAATACATGGAGATTACTATGGAAATTAAAAAAATGGGCGAGCAAATTATCGCACAATTGAATGACATTCAAAAAGACAATACAAAAAAGATGAACGGATTAGATGAGAAAGTGAAATCTCTCGATACTGCGGTTCGTTTAATGCAAGAGGCATCTACAAAAATCGGCTATGAGGTTACATCTACTGACGATAATTTGAAAAAATTTGTTAATCCTGACGGCTCTATCAGATTGAGCAGAGGCAAAGTAGAAGGCGGATTAGTAGAAGACGGTTTGTTAGATACTACAGAGAACATGTCTCAATGGCATATCGATCTCAAGAAATTGGCAGAGCAAAAATCATTGTTAGGTAAGATGCTGATTAAAGGTGTAACTCCTAAAACTGATGCCATGATCAAAAGACATTTATCCCTTGCTCCTAGATCTATCCGATCTGCAGTAGAGAAATCTATGTATGATGGAGCTGGTGTCGGTGCAGAGTTAGTACCTGATCAATTTTTGGCTATGTTGCACGAACAATATCAATTGCCCAAAGTAGTTAGATCTCTTTTTGGACAAATCGAAATGACAAGCGCATCTATGCTAGTTCCTCGCTTGGATCGTGGTGGTCGTCCTTATATTAAAGGTCAAGTAACTGTAGATAATCCTGCATACTATACTGCCTCTACTCCAGTAACTGCACAAAAAACTATTAATGCTAAAGGTTTGGCTACTCATTATGTATTAGATGAAGATCTTACAGAAGATTCTGCAATTCTTTTGTTGCCAGCTATGCAAAAACAGATCGCTCAAGATCTCGCAGATGCTTTCGAAGATGCAATTATCAATGGTGATTCTGCTGGTACTCATCAAGATACTATTGCTAACTGGAATATTCGCGGTCGATGGGGATCTAGCGGTTTGGGAACATCTGCGGATCATCGTAAATTGTTTACAGGTCTTCGCGCTCAAGCTTTCGATCGTAGCAGTACTAAAGATATCTCTTCTCTTACCATCACAAAATTTTTAGAGATGGTAGCAGTAGCAGGAGAATTTGCGACTGCCTCTCGAGTATTGATCGCATCTCCAGAAGCTATTACTCAGCATGTATTGGGATTAGATCAATTGATCACTGTAGATAAATTTGGCCCTAATGCTACTATCTTGTCAGGTCAGATCGGATCTATCTTCGGTATTCCTGTTGTAATGTCTCGATTCTTGTCTGCAGACTTGAATGCATCAGGTATCTTCGATAACGTTACTACCACAAAAACAGGTCTATTATTGGCTAATACCGACTCTTGGAATGTTTTCGCTCGTAGAGGAATCCAAGTAGAGCAAGAGAAAGATATCAAAACTGGCGCTTATCACTTAGTAGCTACAGAACGTGTTACTTTTGATACTATGGATAGCGACTCTGCTAAAAACGTAGTATTCGGTTATAACCTATAATTTTTGAGATGATAACATGGCTCTAGTATCTGTTGCTACATTAAAAGAGTATCTGCCTGAACTCACGGGATCAGGAGCAGATACAGAGCTATCTAATCTTATCAATAGAGTAGAGAGTATTATTGGGAGGTTTCTAGGTTTTCCTCCTCCTGATAATGCTCTATCTGTTACTCTGGGATCGGCGATCTATACTGTATATGTAGATAGCCCATCATACACAAATAAAAACCTACTACTGCTCCCTATAAAGCCGATCATATCTATAACATCTGTTTTTGCAGATGCTACTAGAGTATACGGAGCAGATACAGAGATAACCTCTTCAGAATACGATATAGATAAAAAAGCTGGCAGACTTATATTAAAAGAGAATGTCGCTACTATCGGATTTTCTAGAGGATTTCAAGCTAATAAAGTTTATGGAACATTCGGATTTACCTCTGCAGATACGGATCTGATACATGCAGTATGCGTATACTGCGCACATCTACACAGGGCAAAATCCTCGCAGGGTAAAAAATCGCAAGGTATTAGAGATGCTAGTACAACTTATGCAGAGAATACTATGCCTGCAGAGGTTAAACAAGTGTTGTATCCTCTACGATCATCACTCATGATCATCTAGGAGTTATCATGGCTCTAGATATATCAGGA